GGCACTGTCGCCACGCCGTTTGAGCGCAGGAGTTATGGGCAGGAGTTGGCGTTGTGTCAGAGGTATTTTGAAACAAATCAAGGGCCGGGGTGGCAAGTCGGCACTTCAACTGGTACGTTTGCAGGGGAGTATTGGAATAACAACGGTGGCGGGTTAAATTCATATTTATCGTTTCCGATTAAGTTTGCGGTCTATAAAAGAGCAGCGCCTGCCGTAACTTTATATTCGCCGGGCACGGGAGCAGTCAATAAAGTACAAACAAATTGGTCGAGTAATTTGGATGCAACGTCTGTTGTAAGCACTTCTTTTCTTGGTGGGTTTTCCGGCGGTATGGGTGCTTCACCGGGTGGCGTACCAAGTTTGATTGCATTTAATTGGACGGCTTCAGCGGAGTTATGAAATGTATAAACTTGTAAAAACACCTTATGTTGATGAAGTAAGAATGGTTCTATGGAATGACAGTACATACATCCCTTTTGACCCAGCCAACACCGACTACCAAGCCTATCTTGAGTGGCTGGCAGAGGGCAACACCCCCCTTCCCGCAGACGACGATTCAGGGCAAAATACGTAAAAAGGACGCATTATGGCCTCAACATATTCAAACAATCTCCGCTTAGAACTCATTGGCACCGGTGATCAGGCTGGTACATGGGGCGATACGACTAACAACAACCTCGGGACGCTGATAGAAAAGGCAGTCTCTGGGTCGGTTTCAGTCACGGTATCCGCTGCCAACACGGCGCTGACGGCTTTGGACGGCGCTGACGACCAATCGCGCAATATGATGCTGGTACTGGATACATCCACAGGTGCCAACTTTACCGTTTACACCCCGCCAAGCCCCAAGATTTACGTTGTCAGAAACGCCAGTAGCTACACGGCTACGGTCTACAACTCGACTGTGCTGGGCAACACAACGGCTGCTGGAACTGGTATCGCAATAGCCGCAGGGCAAAGCCTATTTGTTTTCACCGACGGTACAAACTTTCGTACTATTAACGCAGCTAACTTGACTGGTACGTTGGCAATTGCTAATGGTGGTACTGGAGCTACAACGGCTTCTGCGGCCAGAACTAATCTTGGATCAACCGCAGTAGGTGATGCGGTATTCACGGCAGCAAATGCCGTAGCTGCTCAGCAAGCAATGGATGTCGAAGTTGGGGTAGATGTACAGGCATACGACGCAGGGTTGGCAGATATAGCTGGATTGGCTGTCACAGACGGTAATTTTATTGTTGGCAACGGGGCAAACTGGGTCGCGGAGTCAGGCTCAACCGCACGAACATCTTTGGGTTTAGGCACGCTGGCTACTGTCTCACCGTCAGGCACCGGGTCTTCTTCTAACTTTCTGCGCGGCGACAATTCTTGGGCGACCATACCAGAAAATGGTGTTGGTGTTAGTCAGTCTTGGAGCAACCCAAGTAGGTCTAGCGGTACATGGTATCAAAACACTACCGGCAAACCTATTATGGTGGCTGTCAGTTTGTGTGTACAGGGTTACGCATACGTAGGGCCAAGCACAAGTAGTTATACAACTGTTTTTTCAATGAGTACTGCGCAGGGTTGTGGGCCGCTTGAGTCAACAACTATGTCCTTTATTGTTCCTAATAATTACTACTATCAAGCTAGCGTTCGTAACCTTCTTGCATGGGCAGAATTGAGGTAATACATGGCTGAAAAAACTTTTTATCATTCTTCGGTTGGCGTTTGGGTAGCGATTGACGAGCCTAACTCCGCTGTATTAGCTTCTTATCCGGCTGGTACCGTAGAGATACCCAGTCAACCATCTGTGCTGCATACATGGGAAAACGGCGAATGGGTAGCGCCAACCACTGACGCTATCCGTGCTAGGCAAGCTGAGATAGCCCGCGCCCGTAGAGACGACATGTTGCGGTATCAAGTTGATCCCATTGTGACTAACCCGCTGCGTTGGGCCGCTCTATCTGCTGCCGAACAACAAGAAGTGTCTGCTTATCGTCAGGCTTTGTTAGATGTGTCTAGTCAAGCCGGGTTTCCGCAAAGCATCAATTGGCCACAAAGACCTTCTATGCTACCCGCCATTAAGGTGGAGTGGAATGAGAACATCTTGTGATTGACCCAATAACCGCCTTTACCGTCGCTACGACGGCGTTTAACACCATCAAAAAGGCGGTGGAAGTTGGGCGTGAGATTGAGGATGTCGCGGGCTATATCGGTAAGTTTTTTGGGGCTAAGGCCGACATAGCCAAAGCAGAAGAAAAAGCCAAAAACCCGCCCATATTTAAAAAGCTGCTATCTGCCGGGTCGGTAGAAGAAGAGGCACTACAGCTTGTGGTGCAGCGGCAAAAGCTGGGCGAGATGGAGCGCGAGCTACGCAGCATGATCATTCTGCGCTATGGGCAAGAGACGTACCTTGAGATGATGCGCCAGCGCGAGCGGATTGCAATGGAGCGCAAGCGGGTCGAGTTACTACAGAAGCACAAGCGGCAGGAGTTTTTTCTTGCTGTTTTCTACACCGGGCTTATTGCTGCGCTATTAGCCGCTTTGGCTTGGCTGGTGATGCTCGGCTTTGAGATGGTGGGGAAAACATGAGCAGATACACGGTAGAAGATGTTGAAGTACGTATCTGGGCTATGGTGGTTGGGGTATTGTCTGTAATACTTTTGGGTTCTGTTGCTGCCATCATCTACGGGGTGCTCTACGTTGAGCACGATATGAACAATATCAGCCCCATCGACCAAGCGTTTTTAGCCATCCTCAAAGACATCATGCTGCTCTGTATCGGGGCTGTAGGTGGCGTGGCTGGGCGTAAGGCGGTGCAGAGTGTGGCGCGTGCCGCTACAGGAGAAAAGAATGCTTAGTGCTCTGATTGGCCCCGTGACGGGCTTACTGGACAAGTTTATCGAGGACAAAGACCAAAAGGCAAAACTGGCGCATGAGATCGCCACGATGTCGGAAAAACACGCCCAAGAGCTGGCAATGGGGCAGCTTGAAGTCAATAAGGCAGAGGCGTCCCACCGGTCGGTTTTTGTCTCTGGGTGGCGTCCTTTTGTGGGGTGGACATGCGGGGTTGCCCTAGCGTGGCACTTTGTGTTACAACCACTCGTAATCTTTACAACTGCGTACTTCGGAGTTACACTTCCAGCACTGCCTGCGTTCGACATGGACAGCCTCATGACGGTGTTGTTGGGCATGCTTGGTTTGGGGGGTCTCCGTACCTATGAGAAGAAACAGGGGTTGACCAAATGAGCTTTGAGCTATCGCAACGCAGCTTAGAACGGCTTGAGGGGGTAGAAGATAGCCTCGTCGTGGTCGTTAAACGCGCCATCCAGTTGACCAAAGTAGATTTCGGTGTATCCGAAGGGCTGCGCTCGGTACCTCGTCAGATGGAACTTGTCGCTCGCGGCGCTAGCAAAACCATGAAATCCAAGCATATCGACGGCTTGGCTGTGGACTTAGTAGCCTATATCTCGGGCCGGATGTCGTGGGAATTAAATCTTTATGACGATATAGCCGACGCTATGGCTGCTGCTGCCAAAGAGCACGGGGTTACTGTCCGCTGGGGCGGCGCTTGGCACATTGACGACATTGGCACGTGGCAGGGCAAGATGGAAGACGCCATGACCACATACATCGACCTGCGTAGGTCGCAAGGCAAACGCCCGTTTATTGACGGGCCACACTTCGAGCTTATGTAATGAACAGCACCATCATTGCAGTGCTTATCTTCGTGGCTGGCCCGGGGAATTCATTGCAGGTGGCGCATAAGTTGGAAGTGCCTGACGAAAAGAAATGTATGGAATTGGTAAGAGAAATTAACCTTGACAGATCGACGCCGTTTGTAGCTGCGTGCTACTCTGATGTGCGCGTTCGGGGGTCTTAAATGCCATTACAAGCTATCAAGTTTAAACCCGGTATTGACCGAAGCTCGACCTCACTATCAAATGAAGGTGGGTGGTATGACGGCGATAAGATTCGCTTTCGTCTGGGTTATCCCGAAAAGATTGGCGGTTGGGTAAAAGATAATGGCGCTACTGGCTCTGGGCCTACCCCGCCGTCTGGGTCGTTCTGGGGCGTGTGCCGTTCTTTATGGAACTGGATTTCTCTAGCTGGGCGCAACTATCTAAGTCTTGGCACCAATCTAAAGCTGTATGTTCAGGACTCCGCCGACGGCGATCTTTATGACGTAACCCCAATCCGTGCAACCACAACCAACACAGCTACATTTGCCGCCACCTCTGGCTCTAGCGTCATAACCGTTACCGATGCTGGCCACGGGGCGCAGACTGGCGACTTTGTATTATTTAGCGGCGCAGTTAGCCTAGGCGGGAATGTCACTGCTGCTATCTTGAATCAAGAGTTTGAAATTACTTATGTCAGCGCGAGCCAGTACACAATTACTGTAAGTGTTACTGCGAATGGATCTGATACTGGCAACGGCGGCGGGGCTGTAACTGCTCAATACGAGATTACAGGAGGTAACGAGTACTATGCAACGGCTGCTGGTTTTGGCGCTGGCGGTTGGGGTGGCGCTACTACTGGGTTTGCTTCTAGTGGTTGGGGTCTTTCCGCTGCTACTGGCGTAGGCGTACAACTGCGTTTGTGGAGTCAGATTAACTACGGCGAGTACCTGATGTGCAACCCTCGTGGCGGCGCTATTTATATGTGGGTGCCAGCCGCTACGCCGAGTACGTTTTATCGAGCGCAAATTCTGTCTTCTACCAACACCAATACCCAAGACGGTACAGCATACTGGACGACGGATTCAAGCTGCCCAACTGTGTGCAATATCGTGCATGTCAGCGACCAGTCTAGGTTTACCATTGCGTTTGGGTGTAATGACTACGGCTCTGCCACGCTAAACCCGTTGCTTGTGCGCTGGTCGGATCAAGAAGACTACACCACATGGGCACCGTCTGCCACCAATCAGGCGGGTAGTTTTACGCTTTCGGCTGGCTCAGAGATTATTGCTGTAACGTCTCAGCGTCAGGAGATTTTGGTCTTTACCGATGCCGCTGTGTACTCTATGCAGTACCTCGGCCCCCCTTATGTGTGGGGCTTCCAGCAGTTGGGTTCCAACATCTCTGTGGCTGGGCCGAAGGCGGTTATTACTGCGTCTAACACCACGTTCTGGATGGGCGAGGACAAGTTCTACGTCTACGATGGTCGAGTGCAGACTCTGCCTTGCACGGTATGGCAGTACGTATTTAACAACATCAACCGCGACCAGCACTACCAAATACACGCTGCGACCAATGAAGGTTTTGACGAAGTGTGGTGGTTCTACTGCTCGGCTGGGTCTACCTCGATTGACCGGTACGTGGTGTTTAACTACTCCGAGAAGGCTTGGTACTACGGCACACTTGCCCGCACCGCTTGGCTGGATACACCGCTGCGCCAAACTCCGACTGCTGCTGGCTACGACGGGCAGCTTTTCTACCATGAGCAAGGCGTGGATGACGGCTCGACCAACCCACCGACTGCCATTAACTCGTATATCCAGTCCTCTGACTTTGACATTGGCGACGGGTATCAGTACAGCTTTGCTTGGAAGATGTTGCCTGACTTTAAGTTTGACGGCTCTACAGTGGCTGCTCCGTCGGTCAATATCACCCTACGCCCACGGCAGAACCCGGGGGCAAACTACGGCACCAGCGAAGGCGGCAATGTGGTGAGTGCAAACAGCTATGTCACCACCCGTCAATACAACGTGCAGCAGTTCACCCAAGAGCTAAACATCCGGGTGCGCGGGCGTCAAATGGCATTTCGGGTTGAGTCCGACACCGCAGGTACGCAGTGGCAGCTCGGTGTGCCACGCATTGATATCAAGCCAGACGGTAGGCGTTAATGGCCCGGGTACTATTAGATGGTCTTGCGCCGCCCCGGCTACCCTCGCCGGATTTAGCTTACAGCGCTGCGTTTATGGAACAGTACAGTAATGTGCTGCGTCTGTACTTTAACCGCCTAAACAACGTAACTTCTTCCATCACCGGGGATAACGGCGGTCAGTATGTGGACTGCCCCAACGGACTGTTTTTTAATACAGTATCTCAAACGCTTCCGGCTATCAATACCGGCTATCCGATAACTTATAACAATACCTACCTGCACAATGCTGTAGATAGAAACGCCACAAACCCGTCCCGCATAGAGATTGGGATTAGCGGTATTTATAACTTTCAATATAGCGGGCAGCTTTTAAGCACAAACGCTAGCGCTAAGACGGTTTGGATTTGGTTGGTAAGAAATGGTACGCCGATTGGCTACTCTACTAGGGCTTACACCTTAGAAACCAACAACCACTACCGTTCGGTAAGCTGGAACTTCAACATCGACATGACGGCTGGGCAGTACCTCGAAATTTACTGGGGTGCTTCTGATATAAACGTCACCCTGACGGCAGCTGCCGCCTCAACCCCCCACCCGGGCATTGCGTCATCCGTACTGGCTGTGAACTTTATCGCTCCAGTGCCAGACCCATTGCCTACACCCCCTTGACACATTAAAATAAAAGCACTATGAACGGACTATCTTCACTCCTGAGTAACGACTTGCAACGTGGCTACGAGGCGGGTTTGGCTAGTCTCGTTCCGCCCCAACGTATGGCAGAGGGTGGCGCAAACGACGCCGATAGTGGCGCGTACGAGTACACGTACGACCCGGAGACCATGACGTATAAGTTGATACAGAAGAAAAAGCCAGAAGAAAAAATCGCTGCGGGCGAGCCTGCAGGTGATAGTAGCCCCAGCACGCCTGTGCCCACAGGCAAACCGTCGGGTAAAGGGGTAATGGCCGACCTGCAGGGTTTGGGTAAGGGTATAGGCAAGGGGCTACAAGGTCTGATGGGGTTCATAAGCCAAGGCGGTCTTATGGGTATTGCCGCTAAAGGTATTGCTCAGGCTTTGGGTATCCCTGGTTTTGGTGGGCAGCAAGCAGCTCCAACCGGCATGACAACTAGCGATATGGCAATTGCTCTTGGCGGTTATGGCGCGGGTATTGACCCTGAAGCTGGTGATATGGGGGTGTCTGTTGGCCCTAGTGTTGGTGTTGGTGGTTTGGGTGGCCCCGGCGTAAGCACTGCTGCCACTGCAGATAATGACGCTGGAATGAGTGCTGGACAAGAAGGTATCAGTGTGATTGCCAAGGGTGGTGTCGTACGCGCAGCCAAGGGTATGTCAATGGAAGACAACTCGTTTATCCTGCCTGCCGATGTGGTAGCCGCGATGGGTAACGGTAGCAGCCAAGCCGGTCTGCAAGCCTTGCGCAACAACATGGGCCCCGGGGTGCAGATGATCCGTGGCGATGGCGATGGTATGAGCGACTCTATCCCAGCTAATATTGCCGGTACCCAACCCGCGCTCATCTCCGATGGTGAAGCCTATGTGCCGCCCGGAGTTGTCCGTGCTATGGGCGGTGGGGACATGAGCAAAGGCGCTAAAAACCTCTACGCCATGATGGATGAGGCGCGTAAGCAAGCCTATGGCAGAACCAAGCAAGCCAACCAGATTGACCCCAACAAAGTGATGACAAAGGCGATGAGAGACTAATGGAAATATCGCTTGTCCCTGTCGGCCACGTGTCGCGGTTTTTGCCGCAGCTGATGCCACATTTTTACTTGTCAGAGAAGTGGACAAGGGGACGGGCTGTGATTGATGATTTGCTGCGTTTTATTCTTAACGGGCAGATGCAGTTGTGGATTGGCCATGATGAGGCTAA